ACTTGCGGCGAGACCGTTGGCCGCAGCGACGAGGGCGTCGATCATCGCGTCATCGACGGAGGTCCGCTGCTGGACATCGGTGAATGTAGTAGCAAGTTCGGTAATAGCCCCCTCAATCACGGCAAGCGAGGTGAGCGACTTCTGGTACTGGACGGTGGTGCTAGCCATCAGAGAGTATCCAAATCAAGGCGTGTCACGGCATCGGGCCGCGTGTATTGAAACTGAACCCAATCGACATACATCGAGTTGACGTATGCGTTGCCACTGTTGTAGATGTTGCAATAGAACACCGGGGCTTCAGTACCCGAAGTCAGGTATTGAGTTGCGACGAGCGTACCATCAATATATGACTCAATAACCCAAGTGGGCACTGAGAAGATGGTGTCTTTGTAGGCTCTGGTTCCAATGCGAACCCAAGTGTCTTCTGCACCAGCGTAAGAAGTCAGGTCCGCTTCGGTTGTACCATTGTTTGTGCCCTCAACATCGTAATGGTACGTCTTCCAGTATGTGTTAGCCTTGGCCCAGTAGATACCTGCCTTGGCAGTATCTCCATATCCAAAGCCTTGTTCTGTTGTGGCATCCGAATGATCTGTCTTTGGGCAGAATGCACCAAAGGCTACAGATGCATTCGGAGTCGAAGCATTGAAATCAAAGTAGAACCGGCCCTCAAACAACCACTCAGTATCATCAGGAGCAGACCAATCGTAAACCTGCACTCCAATGATCGTGGAACGAGCGTAAGCACTTGCGTTGTTATACGCCCTAATAACTCCTGTCCCCCCCGGACTGACGCCATAAGCGTCTTGCCAGTACGAGCCTGATGTTCCGATTCCATAAAACGGGGCGGTTGACTTAGAGTTGCGTCCAGTTGCCCCAAGCATGTCATCAAAGAAGCGGAGGACGGTCCCATTGTCCGGTGGGAACTTCCAGTCCGTGCTTGCCAAGACCAAGTCGTTGTTGAACTTGGACAGGTTGATGCTGCTGAGAGCAGTTGACGCCGCCTGATTGCTGGCGTTGCCAAGGAAGATCTTGTCTTGGTTGAGGTTCGGAACTGCGTTGGTACGGCCAGCACCGCCGACCTTGATGATTCCAGCGGGGCCGCCTCCGGGGTTGACGCGAGCAACCCACCCAATGTTCTGGATGAGGTTGCCTTCGCCGGTGGGGGGTGAGTCGGTGAAGGTTCCAGCCGTCCCGACGTAGACGTTGGAGCCGAGCGTGTAGGTGCCAGAGGGAACGTCAACGGCCTCGACGCTGCCGAGCGTGGCAATGTGCGTTTCAGCCCCGTTGTTGACGCTGGCATCTCGCACCATACCGAACGCAGGCATCTTCGCCGGGTCAGAGCAGTCCGCAAGATCGACGGTCGGGGTCGATCCGGACACGCCTTTGATGTAGACGATGTCGCCGACCGTCAGCACGCCACCGCTGTCGTTCTTCGCTCGAAACGTCACCGCACCGTCGAGGTCGCCGTGGATGTCGGCCCAGCGGAAGTCTTCCGTGCCGATGCTGTAGGTCAGGTCAGCACTCGGGGTCAGGTCGATGCTGAGGCTGCCTGACACAAGGTCGGAGGCCGGATGGGTGTGGTCGTTGGAGTCCGCCCATTCGGTGACGTAGTCAGCACCGCTCTGCTTGACCAGAACCTGCCCAGTCGTCCCTCCAGGAGCCACCCCCTGCCCGGCAGGCCCCTGAGGCCCAACCACGCCCTGAGGCCCCTGAGGCCCCGTGTCGCCCTGTGGGCCGGTGTCGCCCTGTGGACCCTGAGGCCCGGTAGCACCCGTGGCCCCCGTGGCTCCTGTTGAACCCTGGGGGCCACGGAGGCCGGTAGCGACTTTGACGGACCGGACGATCGGGCGGACCTTGACAGTCCTGACGATCGGTCGGACCTTGACGACTACTAACTCTGCCATGAAGTGACCCCTTGCTCGATGGTCACCGTACCCTGCAACAGGACGTACCGGTCTCCTGAGGTGTTCTCGACGATCAAGTCATACCACGCAGAACCGGGCGTCATCGCCTCCGTCTGTTCGTCCGTGATCTTGATGTCGATAGTGCCGGTTGCGGCAGTGAGCGTTATTCCCGATCCATTGTTCAGTCCAAGAATTCGAGCCGCAAAGGCATCAGTCTTCAGCGTCTTGATCTGCATCTGAACATTGGACAAGTTGGTAATGGCATTCCCGTCCGCGTCCTCATAGATCACCTGCATCTCGAAAGTTGAGGATTGATACAGGGTGATGTCTTGAACGGGAACATCAGACATTACTTCTTGCCCTTCTTCTTCTTGACCTTCTTGCCGGTCTTCTTGGCTTCAGCAGCCGCCGCCTTCTGACCAGCAATGGTGTACGGGTAGTGCTTTGATCCAACCTGGGGCATGTCAGCCTCCCGTAGATCCGCTGTTCTTCAGGGTCAGGCGGGCACCGGTGTAGCCAAGGGCAACCAGAGCCGACTGGATCAGGCCGACGATCTGCGATCCGGTTCCTTCAAGAGGAACTACACCGGAAGCCACGAAGGCTCCAAGCATGACGGCGGCAAACGCGAGCCAGAACTCGGTGGTCTTGTATCCGGGCTTAGGTTCCATAGTTGCTCCTACTGAAGGTTCTTGGTCACTGCGAGTCGTTGTTCAATAGTCTTTCGATACGCGGGGTCCGCCTGGTAGCGAGGGTCTTTCATCGCTTGAGTGACTTGAGCCCACGACTGGAATGCACCTGCCGCGTTGCTCTGAGACACATTACCGGCCAACATCCGCGGCCTGTTTGTCGCTTGTGTAAAACGAGCATGCAAGCCCTGCATGTGCAACTTGATCTGCCCCATGTCGCCACTCATCATGGCAGCGTCGTAAGCAGAAACCTCGTCTGCCGTCAGGTTCTCGGCAGCCCATTCAATCATCTCGTTGTAGGCACGTTCACCACCAACCGATCCGTACACCTCAGCCCGCGTCTGAGCCATGAAAGCCTTCTGTCCCTTGACAAACGACTCCATGAAATCTTGCGACAGGCCCTTGGAGGCAAACGCTTCGTACTGCTCTGCGGACAAGTCACCGCTCGTGTCGATTGCACTCATGATGGATGCGTAATCGTCCGGCGTCATCACCCCGTTACTAGCGGGGTCAGTTGCCTGCTGTTGAGTAGGCTGAGAATGAGCCCGCTCCAGTTCCGTGTAGGAGTTCACAAGCGATCTGATATCTACTTGGCCGTCGGGGCTGAGGAACTTTTCGGGAACTTGAAAGTCATCCTGAACAGTTTCCTGTTCAATTTGGTCATTAGGACCTTCTGGTCCTGCGATGTGGCCTTGCACTTGGACACTATCCATGTTTCACCTACATTTGCGGCGGGGACATGCCCGCCTGGGCCATTGCGGGCCCCATCGCCATCATCGCTGATTGCATCTGGGCCTGCTGTTGTGCTTGCTGTTGTTCTTGCTGCATCTGCTCTTCACTCTTGATTAGGCCATCAGAGTCAATACCCAGAGCAGTCGCTCGGCGATCCATGTACTCGCGAAGGTTGACGTATTGGCCCAGCACTTCCGGTCCAAGCAATTGACCAACGCCAAGCAAGAACTCGTCCATCTTGTTGAGATCGTTTCCACGTCCAAGTGCCTCTACGCCTGTGACAATTGCAGGGTGAACCAGATCATTAGGCAACTTCGGAAGACGCTTGGATCGTGCCATGATCGTCATGATCTTGTTGACAAGAGGGAGTTGAAACTCCTGACTCAGAACGCTGTAGATACCGCCAAGTTGCCTTTCAATGCTTTGAGTGACAAGGCGTACTTCGGCTGCGGTGACCCGTTCCGCATTTCTGATGGCGTTGTCCGTCAGGAGGAACGCATACGAAAGACGGTCCTGTAGCGTGGATACAACCTGATAAGCAGTGGCGAAGTCAGCCTGCTTGTTGAGTTGCAGAACAGACACGTCATTCGCCGAACCTTCCACGATGCCACCATTAGGAGCCTCCGCCAGTTTACGAATGCGGGTAGTGCCGTTCGGGGCTACCAGGAACAACACCTTGGCCGCAGCCGCCGAGCCTTCCACAATTGATTGCATCAGCCCTTCAAGGGACTTGAGGTCACCAATGTACTGCTCAACGTATCCGCGACCGTAGTCTTCACCATCTACTCGGTTCATCCGAAGGACAATGAATGGATTGTCTTCTTCATTGACCTGTCCAACCGAGTCCGGTACAAGAGTCCCTGCAACCTCCTGATGGATGAAGAACCCTCCTCCCGGAATTGCCTTCAAGCAGGTGTACAGGTCAACGGATTGACTGTTCATGGGGTCGCCCTGAGACGCCACGATCGCTTGGGCATCTTCAGGCAGGGACTCGATCGACATCGTCTCTTTGACAATGACCGTCTTCAGGTTGCCCATGGCATCCCGCTTGACGACATAGCGTGTCAACGGAATGACCCGCATGCTCCCCTCATCGGTGAGATGGATGAGCACGTTGCCAGCCACAATCAGTTGCCGAAGGGCTTCAAACACCGAGACGCGGTAGGCCCTAGTCTCAATCTCTTGGGCTACTGAACGCTCAATCTTGGCAAGCGACATGTCAAACTGGGTTCGGATCTCGGCTCCGTTGGCCTCTCCCTCAATCTCGTTCATGGCGGCTTGGTCAATGACCAACCGAAAGAACGGCGTGTTGGGCGGCAACAGACTGAGCAAGAGGGCCGAAGCCATGTTATTGACCCCCCTTGCCCCCACCGATTGGTAGGGGGTCGGGAGGCGATTGGTCGCTGTGTGACCCTCATCCACCACAAGAGTGGGAATGGTCAAGCGAGATGCGTCACGGGCCCGCTCCAGGATCGTATGGCGTTCACTTTCCAGGCGGGCGTACATGCCCTGAGCGGAGCCGTATTCCATAGGTCACCTCAAGAAGGGATGCGGATGCCAGCACCCGTCTTGGGCACTCGAAGGGCACTCTTGCCTCGACGCTTGCGGATGGAGAGATCCTCCATGCTGGACTGGGCAGAATATTCCGGAACCGCCTGGCTCTTCATGGTCTGCTGCTTGGGAGCCTTTGGGGCCCGAGCCGCAGCGACCATTTCTTCGGCTTCCTTGGCCTGCTGTTCAAGGGCCTTTTCCTGAGCCAACTGCTGCGTGCGGGCTTCCTTCTTTGCCATGTTGGTCTGATGGGCCGTGTTGACTGAAGAGCCGACGGCTGCAATCAGAAGGGGGATCCAAAGCCATTCACCGAACATGTGACTAACCCTCCAGAATAGACGCCTCCTGGCGTCTGAGTTGTTCAAACAAGAAATCTACAACTTGCCGCTGACCGGCCTTGAACCACACCATGCGTTCCGTGTCCGAAAGATTGGGGCATTGAACTGGAAAACGCTCATTCAATGCCGCCAGCAGGGCCTTCGACACCGCAGGAAATGCGTCATCGCTGTCCATAGGATTCAACACCCTTCCATATGACAATCACCTGGGTCACTGTCTACACCCCCATCTAGTTGACGCTTGTGCTCCATATAGGCAGCCAGCAAGCAAATGTAATTGATCACATCAATACAGGTGTCCCGGAAGGACTCGTCAGCGACCTCGAACTTCCCGGTCCGGCAGAAGCCAGACAAACGCTTGATCTTGTCACCTAGACGGACCAAAAACCCCTGCTCAGTCGTGACCCCCATGTTCATCATTTCCACGAATTGGAAGTTCTGGAACGGGTGAGTTCCATCCTTGCCTCCCGAGTAATCGTGGTTTTTTCGAGTAGACAGTGCTAATGCTTCCTCACAAAGCAACTTATGAAACGCCAAGTAAGCGTTGCGGTTCATACCGGCTGCCATAGGACGACCTCTCCATTCTCGATCTCATCGGGGCGGGTGATCCGAGCCACTCGTGCCTGAGCCAAGGCATCGTCTTCTGTCAGCCCCTTCTTTTCGTACGTCTGGACTACCGCAGCCCAGGTGCATGAATCATCCAAAATACGGTTTGCCATCACCGGACCGACACCAGGACATCCTGGATACCCATCGACCGAGTCGCCTGTCAGTGTTTGAAACAAATGGTGGCGATCTGCCTGCTCCGTGGTGATCTCCAGACGCTTCTGGTTCGTTGGCTGATAAAGCACCCCAGGAATGCTCTGCATGTCTTTGTCGTCACTGACCATCACAGCATTACGAGACAGCCACCCGATCATGTCGTCACCCTCAAAAGCAGCCATGAACTGGGTCTCAA